GTATATGGAGAACACTGCAATTACAGATGGGAGGGATGGTAATATTACAGCACTAATAAATGCAGCCAAAAACTTTGAATCTGTAAGACAATCATTTAAAGGTGTATTAAAAGATTTACAAGAAGAACAATTATCAACAGTTAGAGGGGGTCAGAATATGGCTTATGATCAATAATAAATAAATTAAAAACAAAACAAACATGAAAAAATTAATTGGAACAAGAGTTTTGATTACAAAACCAGTAAAACCAGAATCAACAATTGTAATCTCTCCTGAAATGGAAGATGCATTGGAAAGAGAAATGATGAAAAAATGGACACATTTAGAAGTGTATGCTATTGGCTCAGAAGTAACTTCTGTTAGTGTAGGAGATAGTGTATATGTACCTTCTTATTCTTTACAATCAGCAGATTTAATTGAATTAGATGACTTGTCAACAAAAATGATGATTTCTGAAAGAGACATTGCAATAATATGGTAGTAAAAGATGAATATTTACAACACTGGATGTTTCACTTCAACCCTTACACTAGAGTATGGAGTGGATTTCATAGAGACAACTATGTCAAATATTTTAACGGAGTGGGAGGATCCAACATTTACTCAGCTCCCAGTATGGACAAACTCCTTAGATACATAAAATCAAAACATGCAACAACATAAGGTAGAAAATGATTATTATATTCAAATTCCTACATTTGAAAACAACACTTGGACAACCACAGTTTTTAATACAAGGGATGAATATAAAGAATTTGTAAATTCTATTTTTATTGATGCAGGTCCTGATAAAGGATATGGGTTTGATGAAATGAGTTTTGAATTTAATAGTGAAGCTAGAAAATTTCAAAAACAAGGATATTATACTAATGTACCTTTTAGGTCAAAGGATTATGTATTGTATTGGGATGACCAAAAAAACAAATGTAAGAATGGTGTAATCTTTAAGAATAAAGGTAAAACATGGTATCTCACTAGAGATTATTATATGTGGTTGAATTTTCTTCCTATTTATGATAAGGAAGAAAAAAGATTTGACTTTGCTAAAGTATGGGATGGTCAATATCATATGGCATTATATGAATGTATTGCTGAATTAACTTACAAGCATTGTCCTGTATTAAAAAAACGTCAGTTTGGTTCTAGTTATTTTCATGCTGCTAAAATAATAAATGCTTATTGGTTCAATGAAGGATCTGTTTTAAAATTAGGTGCTAGTCTTAAAGATTACATATCTGAAAAAGGTTCATGGAGAATGTTAAATGAGTACAGAAACTTCTTAAATGAACACACTGCTTGGTATAGACCTTCTGAACCTGATAAAGTGTTTTCTTGGCAGCAAAGAATTAAAGTGAGAACTGGAGGAAGGGATTCTTACAAAGGAAACAAAAGTATTATTACAGGAACATCTTTTGAAAAAGACCCAAGTAATTCAGTAGGGGGTCCTTGTCATTATTTCTTCCATGAGGAAGCAGGTATTGCTCCTAAAATGATGGACACATATGAGTTTATTAGACCTGCATTACAATCTGGTATGATAACTACTGGTACATTTATTGCTGCTGGATCTGTGGGTGATCTTGAACAATGTTCTGCTTTAAAAGAAATGATACTATATCCTAACAAATATGGTATGATGTCTGTTACAACATCTTTAATAGATTCAAATGGAACTATTGGTGAATCAGGATTATTTATTCCTGAACAATGGAATATGCCACCATGTATTGATGAATATGGAAATTCTTTAGTTAAAGAAGCATTAGAAGCAATAATAGAAGAACGTAAAAAATGGAAAAAAGATTTATCTCCAGAACAATATCAGCTACGTATATCTCAAAAACCCACTAACATTGAAGAAGCTTTTGCTACAAGAAAAGAATCTGTATTTCCACCACATTTAATATCACATCAACTTAAACGTATAGAAGATGGAGAATATCCAGTTGAATATGTCACACTATCTATAGGAGAAGATAATGGTAAAATTATTGCTACAAAAACTAATAAAAGTCCAATAAAGAAATTCCCTATAGATAAAACTATGGAAGATAAGTCTGGAGTGATATGTGTATATTCAAGACCAATTCCAAATGTTCCTTGGGGGACATATTATGCTTCTATAGATCCAGTTGGGGAGGGAAAAACAACAACAAGTGATTCATTATGTAGTATATTCATCTATAAAAATCCTACAGAAGTAATAAAAGATGATGGACAAGGTAAGGTGAGTACACATTTTGAAAGAGATGAGATGGTGGCTTCATGGTGTGGAAGGTTTGATGATCTTCAAAAAACACACGAAAGATTGGAGATGATGATAGAATGGTATAATGCTTGGACTTTAGTGGAGAATAATGTAAGTCTTTTCATACAATATATGATTAGTAAAAGAAAACAAAAATATCTAGTTCCAAAAGATCAGATTCCTTTTCTAAAAGAACTTTCTTCTAATGCTAGTGTATATGCTACATATGGATGGAAAAACACTGGGACATTATTTAAAACCCATTTAATATCTTATGGTATACAGTTTTTACAAGAAGAATTAGATATTCAAACAAATGAAAGTGGTGAGGTGATGAAAACTCACTATGGAGTGGAAAGAATTCCTGACCCAATGTTATTAGAAGAGATGAAACAATATCAACCAGGTTTAAATGTTGACCGTTTAGTTTCATTTTGTGCATTAGTTGCATTTGCTCAAATACAACAGAATAACAGAGGAAGAGCAACAAGAGTAGAAATTACATCAGATAAGTTGGAAAATTCACAAAAATTAAGTAAATTATCTATAAGGAGTCCATTTAGACATATGGGTTTAAACTCAGGAAGTTTAAGCAAAAGTGCTTTAAATAGTCCCCCTAGAAATACTTTCAAAAACATAAAATAAAATGGAAGATAAAAAAATTGAATTATTAGAAAAATTAATTAAAGAAAATAAAATTTCTTTAAAAGAAGCTTTGGTTTTAATTGGAGAAAATGAAGAAAAGATTGTAATACAACACATTCCTTCTCAACCTTCCTATACAAATCCATGGCCAGAGCCTCATTGGAAAAAACCATATGAAGTTTATTGTGCAGCAGATCCATTTACAACAACATCAGGAACAACAGCTAGTTATTATCCAAAAGGAACAACTGTTAATACTACAATTTAAATATATAAAAAATGCAAATATATAATGCCCTGGATATTAAAAGTGGAAAAAAAGTTCAAATGAACAAAATGGGCAGTTTGATGCAGCCCATACAATTTCTTCCTGAAGGTGAAAAAGATGATGAATGGAGAGCTTGGAATTTAGATTGGCTTGAATGGCAAGGTATGCGTCAGCTTAGACGTAATGCTGTAAGACTACTCAAGAATTATAAACTTGCAAAAGGTATTATAGATAAAACAGACTATATAGTAGAAGAAGATAATCCTAATGCTGATCTTATTGATGTTTTAACTAAAGAAGATAAAACAGCATTAGAACTTAAATTCTATCCAATTGTTCCAAATGTAATTAATGTATTATGTTCTGAATTTAGTAAAAGATCTTCTAAAATAATGTTTAGGACAGTGGATGAATTGTCTTATAATGAAATGTTAGAAGAAAAAAAGAATATGATTGAGCAAGTGCTAATGCAAAAAGCACAAGCTAAAATGACTGAAAAACTTATTGGTATGGGAATGGATCCTAACTCTGATGAGTTTAAACAAGAAATGTCTCCTGAAAAATTAAAATCACTTCCAGAAATTGAAGGGTTTTTTAAGAAGAGTTACAGAAATGTTTATGAAGAATGGGCAACACATCAACATCAAGTGGATGTGGAGAGATTCCATATAGATGAATTAGAAGAACGTGCCTTTCGTGATATGCTTATTACAGATAGAGAATTCTGGCATTTTAGAATGGGAGAAGATGATTATGATATTGAGTTGTGGAATCCAGTACAAGTGTTCTATCATAAATCTGCATCTAATAGATATATATCTGAATCACATTGGATAGGAAATATTGATTTACTTACAGTGGCTGATGTTATTGATAAGTATGGATGGATGATGAATGAAGAGCAACTTAAAGCTTTAGAAGTTATTTATCCTGTTAGATCTGCTGGATATGCTCTTCCTGGTATGCAAAATGATGGTTCTTATTATGATGGTACAAGATCACATGACTGGAATACACAGATGCCAGGATTGGCTTATAGGCAGTTTATGAGCACCTATGATAATACAAGGTGGAGTGGAGATGTTATACAAATGATTTTAAATGAGTCTGAAGATTTAATGGATTGGGGTAATGCACATCTTTTACGTTGTACAACAGTGTATTGGAAATCTCAAAGAAGAGTGGGACATCTCACTAAGATTACAGAATTAGGAGAATTAGTACAAGATATTATATCAGAGAATTATAAAATCACTGATAAACCACTATATGATAATACATTATACAAAGAAAAAACAAAAGATAATTTAATATTTGGTGAGCATATAGATTGGATATGGATTAATGAAGTTTGGGGTGGAATTAAAGTGGGACCAAACAGACCTTCATTTTGGGGTATGAATAATCCAGGTGGTTTTAATCCATTATATTTAGGACTTAATGGTGGTAAACCAGGAAGAATTCCTTTTCAGTTTAAAGGAGATACAACACTTTATGGATGTAAACCTCCTGTAGAAGGATCTGTATTCTCTGATAGAAATACACGTTCTGTATCAATGGTGGATCTTATGAAGCCATTCCAGATTGGGTATAATATTGTTAACAACCAAATAGCTGACATTCTTATAGATGAACTTGGTACAGTGATTATGTTTGATCAAAATGCTCTACCAAGACACTCAATGGGAGAAGATTGGGGTAAGAACAATCTAGCTAATGCTTATGTAGCAATGAAGAATTTTCAAATGCTTCCATTAGATACATCTATCACTAATACAGAAAATGCACTAAACTTCCAGCACTATCAAGTGTTGAACTTAGAGCAAACAAATAGGTTGATGTCAAGGATTCAATTAGCTAATTATTTTAAAACTCAAGCATTTGAAGTGATTGGTATTAATCCACAAAGGATGGGACAACAGATTGCACAACAAACTGCTACAGGTGTAGAACAAGCATTAAATGCATCATATAATCAAACTGAAGTTTATTTTGTACAGCATAGTGATAATCTAATGCCAAGAGTACATCAGATGAGAACTGA